ATTTTTTCAGAACCATCAGCCTCGATCGTTAGATTGTTTGAAGCAAAGTAATTTTGACTGTCGATGAGCGTTATTTCATCATTAACAGCCCCTGCAGGAAGAGTGACGGTAAATGCATCAGTTGTCTTAGTATCGCAAAAGATTTGATCACCAGCAACAGCGGTATAAGCCGCAGTATGAGTGACATAACTTTTTTGAAGCATGCCTAAAGCCGTATTGGTTCCGTTAGAATAAACCAAGGCAGTTGCACCTACAGGCATTGTATAACCTGTACCTGAAGCCGTCTTAACGGTTAAGGTAAAATTACTAGAAGTACGTGTCGTTGAATCTTTAACAATAAAGATTCTTTCTGCCGTAGCAGGCATAATAAAATTACGATTACCTGCCAGGGTTCCTGTTAAAACAAAAAATAGATTTTTACCATTAGAAGTCGCTCCATCATTCAATGCCAATGTAACATCGGCTGCAGCTACATCAACCGATAGATAACCGCTTGATGCCTGTTCTAAAATTTCTAAATTAGTATTAGTTTTTGTTCCCCAGTTACCGGCATTTTCGCCAGTTACCATTTTTTCTGTACCAAATACCGTATATGACGATGCCATTAAGCGCTCCCTACAAATACCTCAACATCACAAGATGCTGTATCTGTATCTACTGTAATATCTACTAAGTCAGAAAGACCTGAAGCCAAAGCTGATCCTGCCGCTTTCATTGTATCTACAACGCCGCCGCTATTATCACCTGGATAAATAAATGAGTGACCTGCATCTACTTTCATTCTAAATTCTGTATTGTCTTCATCTTTAAAAGTTAACATAATATGATTTGATGAATCTAAATTTGTAATTCTAATATATCGTACATCACCGTAGTCAAAGATTCCTGCAACATAACCAACTTTATTAGCGGTTACACCTACTCCACTAATAGCCGATATAAATCCTATTAATCCACATTCTGTTGTTGATGCGGTTACAACTCTTTTTGTAATTTCATTAACACTAGAAATATCTAAAGATCTTTCCGATCCATAATCTATGTTGTTAAGAGTGATTGCTTCTTTGACTGTTACTGTTAATGTTGCCATAATTTAATTCCTTACGGTGTCTGTTGAGGAACGGGTATACGAGGTTCGCCGTCTGTATAATCGTCTCTTCTTCTTCTACCTAATTGTTCTCCACCGAATTTTTGTGCTTCGGTTTGATATTTTTGTTCGTATAATTGTAGCATATCCATTGGACCTTTTAAATAACTAAATGCTTCTACCAAGCAGGCATATAAAAGTCCATTTCCAAAATTTAAACTTAAATAAGTTGTCGTATTTGCTGAGCTTAATCCTACAGGTCTAGCATTGTAATGAATTTTGTACATAAAAGCTGAAGAAGGTGTTGGCACAATGGTAATTCTTCCTGAAGAAGTTGCACCAGTTCCTTCTGCTCCTCCCGACATAGCATAGTATTTTGGTGTGCCAGTAGTTGTTTCAGCTGTATCATATTCTCTTAAAAAACTAATATCTTTCTTTTCTAACCAGCTATTAGCCCCTGTTGCCGCTGTTGTTGAAGTATAAACTTGTATTCCTCTGACAAATAAAGTTCCAGCTGGAGCATAAACATTGTCTTTTGAAGCTGTTAAATTTCCTATCATTTCTTTTCGATCTGCATCAATTGGAACATCTCTTTGAATTCTAAGTTCTGAATTATCTATAAATTGATCGGTTATAGTACTAGATAAAACAGAAGTACCAACTTCAGTATAATTCTGAATTGCCGTTGTCAGTGTTGAATAAGTAAATCCTGCCATATTATGCCGTTAAAGTTGCCGGACCTGCCGAACAATTCTCTCCCCCTCCTGATACTCCTCCACTTGTAGCAGTATCTGTATTGACAGTAAAGTAATAGTAGTCATCCGTCTGTGTTACATCACCACTAGAGTCTCGTTTGCCTACGGTGATCGAGTAGCCAGAAGCATCTGCAATATTAGATCCTGTAATACCATCAAAACTGTTTGGATCACTAAAAGATGCAGAAGTAGAAGGTGCTCCTCTAAATCTAACTGTATCACTTGTTGATCTACCATGACCTTTTTCAAATACATTTATAATTCCAGATGAAGCTGAAATAGTAGAAAAAGGATCTGGTCCTAAAATTGCAATGACTTCATTTTCAGTTCTATCCGGTCTTGCATTTAATAAACCTCGTTCTCCCCCTGCATATCCTCTTGGTTCTAATTGAGGATGTTTAGCTTCAAATTCTGATTTATGTACAAACATACCATTCCATTCTTTAACCATTTCATTGTATGGAAATTCCATTCCTGATCTATCTGATATTGCTTTTGCGTATTTTGACATTATGTTCCTGGATAATAAACTTTCGGTGTTATGTGAACACTAGTAGAAGAGCCATCTTCTGATAATGCTCTAGCTAACTCATCTTCATAATATAATTTCATTTGTTGAGCTGCCTGTGGGTTAAATTTTTGTGCTAAATAAAATGCTAAACCAGATGCCATACAAGGTACGAATCTATATGGTACGTCTGTTGCATCGGTATAAGTTGCATCAGCATCGTGAATTCTTTTTACAAAGAAAATGTGAATTTCTTTTGATGCATTAGATGAATCAGGTGTCGGGTAAAGAGTGACCGTTGTTTTATCAACAAGTCTTTGAACAAAATATCTAGAAGGTGTTCCTTTTGATAATTTATTAGCTAAACTTGAAAAGGTTGCTCGATCTGTTTTTGTAAGTGCGGAATCAGCTTGATCCGTGTCTCCTCTATCGGATCTAAGAGTAGCTTCTAAAACATCAGCTAAACCATAGGTCGATGTTCCTGTGGTTCCACCTGCTGTAGTTGCACTTGTTCCATCGGTTGATGCTCTATAAAAAATATATTCAGCCTGACCTTCAACAAGATCAATATTGGTATCTCCTACTTCCCAGTAGTGCAAACCTCTATTGCCCCATTCTTGAAAAAGAATGTTTAAAGTTCTTCTTGCTGTTTTTAATTGATATCCTGAAACAGATTGTAGACCAATCCGCTCGTAAGCATCTTCTATAATTTCATCAACAGCGAAAGTCTTGTCGAAAGTGACTGTTCCAGAAGTAGTATTTGCCATGGGCTACCTCCTAATATGATTTACTTAACTCTAGAATAATTGTATACGCATCATTAGCTGTATGATGTAAAGTTGTTAAATCAATATCACCAGTAATACCACCACCAGCATTATTTTTAATTCCACCAAAAGATCTAAAATCAAAATGTCCATTAGTAGGTTCTAAAGCTATTCCGGCACCTAAAATTAATCCTTTAACATTAGTTGAAGCATCCCATTCTAAATCAATTCTCATACCTGAGATTGCATACCATACTTGTGTAATATGAACTCTTGCACAATCAGCTGCTGTTGTAGAGTGTTTTGTTAAAGTTGAAACATCTACTTTTGCTACAGATGCTTCACCTGAACCATCAGAGATATTTGTAAATTTCATTACAGCTGTTCTATCGCCATCTGATAAAGTTTGACTTGTTACTGCGTCTGCCATTTTTCCTCCTATTAGAGAGAAGGGGCCGAAGCCCCCGCTCTATTAAAGTTTGTTAATAACTATTATTCAAATATTAGTCTACTTATTGCACAATAGCTAACATCTAGTGCTGCTGCTGCACCATCGTTTCCTTCAATTCCAATGTATGGAATTAAATTCACATCGTTAGTTATAGCTGCTGATTTATCGTTTCCTTCAACAACCGCTGTACCACCTGTACTGCCAGATGTACCTGTAATGTTGTATTGAACACCATTTACAAACATTGACAGTTTTCTGTTACTATCAGACGATATTTTCAAATGATAGTTTGTACTTGCCGCTACTGTGATAGGTAATCTACTAATATAATCAGTACCACCAATACTATGAACAAAGTGTAGTAAAGTAAAGTCAGTCATTGCCTGACCAGAATTATCCGCATCCGTTAAGAATGTGAAATATGCTTGTTCAGTATCAGTCGCAACTTCTGGAACATTAGTTTTTTTCAATCCTGCCCAGATATTTTGATTATCAATAGCCGCACTTGTTCTGATGCAAGCTTCCCACGTAACTTGGTTTTCAGTACCCCACACGACACCTGTCCAAGCAGTTTGTCCACTGTCTAAGTGTGGAGTTAAAATTGCTTGGTCTTGATCAGCGCCTGCTGTTGTTAACGTAACCACTGCAGAAGTAGCGCTTCTAGTAGCTAACGCTGTAGTCATGTTAGTACCTAGTACTTCAAAGTTATTGTTTTTACCTGTTGCTGTTGAACCAGCTTTAAAAACTTTAACTGTTAATGTTCCAGATCCAAGGTCTACCGCACTACCTGTGAAGTTTCCTAAAACAACTGTAGCTACGTTTGATGCTGTTACTGATGCCGTTATAGTTAAATCTGTAACATCAATACTCATTGTTGCAACAGCAAAGTCTCCTAGTGCTGCGCCTGTAACTGTTACGTCTTCTGCTGACTCATTGCCGTCATCTATGCTGCCCCAGTCTTTTGTTTCTGAGCCTTGTAGGTAAGCGTTAAGAGCAGGAAGTTTATTAAAATACTCTTCAAGATAATATCTTCGAGAGTCTTTCAACCCGTCACCGATCGTTCGATCAGAGACTAGTCCTGTAGATGCAGCTTTACTGATAACTTTAAAATTATTCTCAGATCGTACTGCTCCATTAAATGTAGTGTTTGCCATAATTATATCCTCCTAGTTTGCGAACGTAGTCTCTAGGCCGTCGACTATACGCGTCTACGTTCTAATTAATTTATATAGTGATTAATCTATACTCCAAATTTAAATTTAGCGCAAGTGATCTTGTAGTAAAAAGTTGATTTTTTGATAGCGCTTAAGTGGCTATCGAAACTTCGGCCTTGGCCTCGTTTATTTTTGTCGTACGAGTATCTTCGACAAATTCCCGAGCAATGATCTCTTTAATAATATCCTGAATTTTTCTATTAATTTCAATAATATTATGT